GTAATCAAGCACCCAAATGGTCAACGACTGATGCTGTGCCACAAGCAGCTATATCACATCTAGAAAGATTGATGTCAAATGCATATCGAATTGCTGGTGTATCTGAACTTGGTGCTTCTGCAAGAAAAGAACCTGGCATAACAGCTGGTGTTGCTATTCGACAGATGGAAGACATTCAATCAGAAAGATTTAGTCAAGTTCAGCAAGGATATGAGGACTTCATCGTTGACCTATGTTGGTTGTTGCTAGATGAAGCACGTGACCTAGAGATTGAAGGCAAAAAAGATACTAAGTTAAGTGTTCCAGGATTAGACTTCATCAAAGACATGAAGCTTGCTGATATTGACTTAAAGGATGCAAGATTCAAGATTGTTGTTCACAGTGCAAGTTCATTACCTTCAACACCAGCAGGAAGATTGGAATTCATTCAAGAAATGATATCTGCTGGCATCATTGAACAAGATCGTGCACTAGAACTTCTTGATATGCCTGATATTGAACATGTTCGCAAGAAGAAGGGTGCACAAAGGCGTGTATTCGAAAGCCTTGTCCAAAGAATGCTTGAAGCTAACCCTGAATCTGAAGAAGAGTTAGAAGCAGCATATAAGCAACCACAACCTTATCATGACCTAGAACTTGGCATTAAGATAATGATTGAAGCTGTCTTAGATGCTGAAGACGATGGTGCACCAGAAGCAATCCTTCAACTAATGAGAGATTGGATGGATGATGCTAAGGCTTTGATTCAAAAGCAACAGGAAGCTGCTGCACCACCAGCACCAATTGAAGGTATCATGCCTCCAGGTGCTGGTGCTCCTATCCCGGGTGGTGAGGCTCCATTAGCTGCACCTCCTCCATTGCCTCAATCAGGCTTGATGCCAGGTGGTGGATTGCCAAGCTAACAATTCTTTTAACCCTTTAACTAATAAGCAGAAAACGAGATAAAACGATGTCAGAAGAAAATGTACAACCAGAACCATCACTAGCAGATGAATTTAATACAGCCATGGATGAAGCTGGTTGGGAAAATAACACACAATCAGAATCAGCACCAGTTGAAGAAGGCTCGAGGTCATTCGCAGATGACATGGCTGACTACCTTGATGGTAACCATACCGAACAGCCTACGAGTGAACCAGCGAAGAGCGAGGAGCTTCCTGTGCATGTTGATGTTCCAGCTACGGAACCAGCCAAGCAAGAATTAACCTTGGGAGAACAATTTCTTAATCAACGCAAGAATGAATTAGAGATTGAAAGACTTCAACGTGAAAATGCTGAACTATTAGGAACAAAAGAGAAGCTGGGCCAAGAACCCACAATAGATGAACGCAACTTTTCAGTGCATGAATTAAAGAAGCTTGCAAAAGAAAACCCTGAAGAGTTCATGAAGTTATCTGGTCAGTCTATGGATGACTATCTAGATTATTCAGCTCAATATTGGGCCAATGATAATAAGTTGCCTGATGATGTCAGAGAACAAATGCGCGACAATGAAATCAAAAGCTTGCGCCAAGAGATGAATGATCGTGATGAACGAGCATCAGCATTACAAGAACAAAGGCAATTAGAGGCTGGATTAAATGCACTTAAACCAGAAGTTGATGCCATAGTTAATATCGACGATGGGCAATTCCCTTTGGTGCGAGCCATGGATGAAGCGAATTCAGTTATTACGTTAATAAAAGATTACTATATGCAATCGCATGCAGAAGGAAATCCGAGGTTACTAACAGTTGAAGAAGCATCAAGCATGGTCGAAGAGGAATTAAAGAAAAAATACGCTCCAATTCTAAACTTGAATAGAGCGAAAGAACAGCAGACAGTCAGACCACAACCATCAAGTGGTGAAAGGAACGGGGATAGAACAGAAAGAGTGTTACCCCTTACGTTAGCACAAGAACAGCAGTCAAATGCAATGAAGCAAGGTATTGATGAAGATGAAGCATTTAGATCAGACATGGAGGCATTTCTAAAATCGAATGGCATCTAATTGATATCAAAGAATCCCTTAACCCTTACATGATCACATTCTTTAAGGAAGAATCGTGATGGAGAATATAAAATGACTGTTAATCAAACTTCTTTCGCTGGTCTATTAAAAAGACACTATAGCCCAGACAAAGTCTTAAACCTCGCGTATAAAAATCGTCCATTCTTAGGTCTTGTCCCTAAAAAGAAAGACTGGGGTGGATCAAGCTATGATGTGCCAATGATTTATGGTGATCCTGTGGCTGGACGTTCGCAAAGCATTTCTAATGCATCAACGAACCGTTCCTCAGCACAAGTTCGCAATGAAGTCTTCGTGTTGACATCAGCACCTAACTATTCTGAAGTTCCTATTGCTGGTGAGACTATTGCTTCCAGTCGTGCAAACGGCGGACGTGATGTATTCATCAATGCTGTCCAATCTTCAGTTCAAGGTGCCATTAATGGCCTCGCCAATGACCTTGCCTTTGCATTGTTCCGTGATGGTTCTGGTGCACGTGGCCAGATTAAAATTGGTTCGACTGTTACAGCTGCTACCACAATTACTTTGGAACAAGCTAAAGATGCTCACTACTTTGAAGTAGGAATGGTTATCGTTGCAGGCTCTGGTTCTGATGGATCCAACATCAAGCAAGTTAACTCTGTTGACAATAGCTTGAGCATCACTGGTGTAGATCGTCAGGCAGGTACTCTAACATTTAGTGCTGCTGTCGACAGCTTCTCGGCTAATGACTGGGCAGCTGCTGACTATCTGTTCGTACAGGGTGACCCCACTGCTAAGATTTCTGGTCTTGGTGATTGGCTACCTACAGGAACTCCTGCTGCATTGTTCGGGGTAACTCGTACGACTGACAGAAGCCGTCTTGCTGGTCTTGTTGTGGCTGCACAGGGAACTATCGAAGAGACTCTAATTGAGGCAATGTCTGAAGTTAGTCTTAATGGTGGTGAACCAACGCATTGCTTCATGCATCACAGTGATTTAGCTGCATTGACTAGAGAGCTTGGTTCTCAGGTTCAACGTGGCGATGCTGGAAAGGCTGGTCTAGGTTACCAATCAATCATGCTTTATGGTCCTAATGGATTGGTCGCATGTGTTGCAGACCGTGGTTGTCCTAAGGGACGAGCATACATGCTTGATATGTCAACTTGGTTGTTAGCTTCTAGAGGCGAAACCATGTTTATCGATATGGACGACGGCCAGAAGTTCGATAGAATTGATGGTTCGGATGCAGTTGTTGTAAGAGTTAAATCTTACTCACAATTGGGGTGCAGAGCGCCGGGTCATAACGCTACTATCACGCTACCCTAATCTGATTTAGGTACAAAATCTAAGGGGTCAGATGCTTTTGTGTCTGATCCCTTTTTCTTTGTTCACGTCTTTGAGCTGCAAGTCTCATGTTAGCTTTTGCTTCTTCACTATGAGGCTTTCTTTTCTTACCTGAGAGTGTCTTCGATATTTTAGCTTTTGTCTCTTCAGAAAGAACATGTCCCATTTTAGATTCAGAATTTGCACGCCTATGTTCGTCTGTGTGTTTTCTTCCCTTTCCAGCATCAGATATCTTCTTTCTTGATTCTTCAGAAAATACTTGTCCCTTTGTAGTGCTTCCATACGTATTATAGACGCAATGCAAGAATCTATAATGTGTGATCCAAAAGTTCTCATGATCGACAAGTTCTTCTTTTGTCTTAATATTATCTTGGAGAATTATAAGTTCAAATGCATCTTTCCCATACTTCCTGATGTCAGAGTAAAATTCACTACCACAACTATTTAGACCTTTTTTCGCATAATATTTATGTTTCGTCCACCTACTCACAGCACTTACAGTTGTTGCCCCGACATAAATCATTCCATTTTCAGTGCACTTAATTCCGTATATCATTCCTAATTTCATATAATATAATATCACTCCATAGTTACTATTGCATTAAATAATTTTCATCATTTAAAGAGAATTGGCCCAATCTCAAGCAAAAATAGGGCAAGGTATATATCATGGCATCCAAACTATTAAAAAGACTTAAAGCAGTAAAGCAAGGCGTAGTTCTTGTTGCAGGTGAATTTGCAGTCCCAGCAGACGGTAGTGACCCAACATCTTCAAGTGGCAAAGGTTTTAAGTCTGTTGTTACTGAGGGAAGTGTTGCAGGTTCTTATCGTTGCACACTAGGTAATAGTGGTTCTGCATCAGGTCTTGTTGACAAGTATCAAAGCATTTTAGGCTTCCAAGCAACTGTGGTATCTTCAGGTTCTGTAGTTCAAGCAGCTTATCAGTTGTCTGAAGATGAAGTTAACGCTTCTGGCTCATTTGTTGTTAATCAGGTTCAATCTGGTTCTTCAGGTCCATTGCCAGCAGGTGGCGCACATAGTGTTAAATTCATTATGCATCTTGATAACTCTGTAGAATAAGAAGTAACTAATGTATAATCCTAAGGATCCAACAGGTAAGCGTTCCAAGGGCATCATAACTGCAATTCTTTCTAAGCATAAAAGCTCTGACTCAGAAGAGATGGAAGATATGCCTAAAAAGAAAGAAGGCAAAGAATCTGGAATGGATCATTCTAAGATGCTTGCAGCAAAAGATGTTGTTGAGAAAGTTATGGAAGAAGATGTGGAAGGTGCTGCTAAAGGCTTAGTTGCTTTGGTTGAACTTTGCATGCTTTCAAAAGATTAAGAGGTTAGGCAATGAGATCAGTTCTTGTATCTGAAATCGTAAGACGTGCGCGCCAAAGGGCCGACATGGAAAATAGTCAATTTGTTACAGATGTAGAAGTTCGTGATCTCATTGCCACTCATTATGGAGAACTTTTAGATAAGTTAACTGAGGCTGATCCTTGGCAATATTCATTTTCAGAGACTGAAAGCAATACGACAGCTAATCAAGAAGATTATGTATTACCAACTGACTTTTATCGTCTATTGGCAGTCGACATTAAATCAACTTCAACAGACAATTGGGTAGAAGCAGATAGATTGCATGCAAATGATCGAAATCTATTTCAAAATTACACTGGATGGTTATCATCAGGCAATGGCGGGCTGTTCATCGAACAATCGAATGTTCATTACCGTCTAATGTCTTCAGGTTCAAGTGATTTGATTAGGTTCTACCCAACACCGGACACTGGAAATCATCAATATCGTGTTGCTTATATGCCACACACTCCTGATACATTTGCAGATACTGATAATATCGATGGCATCAATGGTTGGGAAGAGTATATTGTCTTGCTGGTCGCAATCGACATGCTTATAAAAGAAGAATCATCAACAACAACTTTAGAAAGAAAGCTTCAAAGGTTCGAAGATAGAATCGAAAGACTATCAAGTGATAGAGATGATCATCAACCAGCAACAATCAGTGATGTTACTGATGACAGGCATGGAAGACTTCTTAGAGGCAAACAGAACTACTGGGGTCGATAATGGCTAAATCGAATATCTCAGGCTTTAGACGAATACAGCCAAATGGTGCTGGGGGCTTTGTTAGTGCTGCAGAAATATCAAGAGTTCAAGATTCTATTGAACAGCAAGCATCTGATATCACAAGTGCTGTTGATCAGCGCCGACCATCAATAACTCATAACCAGAACTTATTCACAACTGGTAATACAAGCACTAAGACAGTTCAAGCTGTGCTTAATGGCTCATTAAGAATTGATCCAGGAGTTCTTGTATCTGGTTCTGATTTTAAAGTTATTGCACCAAAGAACCCTGAACCAGATGATGCTTTCACGATATACAATCCAACACTTTCTAGTGGATCAATCCAGATAAGAAGCGTTGATGAAAGAGAATTTGTTGGCCCAATAAGCGCAGCACGCAGTGATAAGGTCACATTATCTGGGCCTGGCATGACAGTCAGCTTTAGATGGAATGGTCAGGAATGGTTCAGTGAATCTTATCATGTTCCATAATGCACTCTAATGCATTGTTATTATAACCCATATGGTCAACCTACTTAGATAATAGAGTCCCTTAGAGAGGAGCGAGGAATCACACATGGCATTGAATTTTACAGACCTACAGTTCCCAATGGCACAAGGCTTAGACAGGGGCACTGACGAAAAGCTTGCTCAAGGACCACAGAAAGTAGAAAATGCTGAATGGGTTAAAGAGGGCAGCCTAACCAAGAGACGAGGCACTGTTGCACTTAGCACAACAATAATTTCAGGTTCATCATTCTCTGGTTCATTAACAACTGCACTTACTGCATCTGTTGATAGCCTTGATGATGTAACAAATGTCATGGTTCGTGAAACAACGAATGGGATTAATCAATTAGTTATAGAGACATCAGGTTCAGTTGCAAGTCTTGCATCAGGATCAATCTGGTCTAAAGTTGGAAATAGCAAAAGATTAAGCACAAGCACTAGAGGCTTAATCGCAGGTGCTAATTCAAGAATAGCAATGTCTTCAGATTCAGCTGAAGGTCTTAGACTCATTGGAGCATCAGAAATAATTGATCGTGATGCTTTTACGAATGTTGATATTCATCAATCAAAAGGTTACGTTCTTGATTCTAATACAGACGCACTAATTACAAAAATAGATTTTGCATCTGGAGGTGATGAAGGAGCACGTTATACTCCTCAAATTCTAAAACATGAATCTGATACTGTTCCTGGAGACATCAGATTAAATGCATTTTTTATTGAAGGTGCAACTCCAGCGCTATATGGAAGATACATTGACACAGCTACACCATATGCTTGGTCTCCAAAAGTTACTATTCAGTCTGATATAGCTTATGCTGATAAGCATGTCATTTCTATTAATAGCTGGGATAAGACTGCTACAATAGATGATGGCATAATGATTGCATCATTAGGCTCAAGTGGTTCAATTGCTATACAAGTTGTTAATCATGACTTGCAAGTTGTATCAGCAAGTGCATGGACTGGAATCTCTGATGCTGATGACATGCTTGATGCAAGACAAATTGGAACTGATGCGTACGTCTTATATAGAACTAATGCTGACGAAATTAAGGTTGCTCAATCTAAATTTAATCTAAATCTACAAGCTGTTGGGACAGTTGAAGCAAATGCTGAAAATGGAACAACAATTTGGGCGATAAGAGGCGTATCTGCTGAAGCTAACTCTAGTGTCATACAATATCTTGTTGAATGGGAGAGTAGATTCACAGATTCTGATGGCAACTACTTAGATGATAATCAAAAGTTCTCTTACGTAAGACCATATGTTGTTCAGACATCAAATCTAGCAGTAACAACTGCAGATGACATTCAACATTGCATGCTTCTAAATAGACCATTTCAGTACAATAACAAATGGTTAACTGGTATACTTTACAATTCACCAGTTCAATCAGTTGGGCTTATTGCAGATTTTACTGGTAGCGTCTGGGGTGAATTTGCACGTGATTCGATTAATAGAACAGATTTCATATCAAATACTGAAGTCTTAGATTCTACTAAGTTTGGATTCTTGTATGGTTCGCGTGGTAGGTTAGAAGCAGCAAATGGAAAGCAATCACAAAGAACTCAAATAAGTTATGCTACACTTAACTTTGATCCAGACAAAGCTATTTGGTCAAATCCACAACATCTTCTTTATCAACCAAGAGGTAGAGCAAAATTATTTGATGGTGAAACAAATGTCGAAGCAGGATTTACGTATTTCCCAGAGATGAGGTCTTGGCCAGGAACAAGTCTAATTAATGACCCAAACCCAACATTTGTTACAAGTTCAGGCGCGATTTCAGCAGGAACAAGACAATATTATTCAACTTATCATTGGACTGACAGAGAGGGAAATGAACATAGATCAGCTCCGTCTGTTCCAGCACAACTAGTTGTTAATTCACCTTTTAATGTAACGATTAATGTTCCTAGCTTATCATTTACTGACAAAGATGATGTCAAGATAAAAATTTGGAGAACTGAAAATAATGGATTAATTCCTTACCTTATTACGTCTGGTTCTAGTGAATTAAGAAATGACAAGACTGCATCTACAGTCTCTTTTGTAGATAAAACAACTGATGCAAATATCATAGCGAATGAAATTCTTTATACTGCTGGTGGAGAACTTGCAAATCAAGTCCCACCCCCATCCAAGCTTTCAGTTATATGGAATAATAGATTAATCACAGTTGTTCAAGATAGCACACTTATCTATTACACTAAGCCATTGACAATAAGCTTAGCACCTGAATTTTCAGAATTCTTAACTGTTGATGTTGATCTTCCTGGTGGCAATTTAACTGCCATTGGCACTTTAGATGAAAAGCTTATTGTGTTCAATGAAGATAGAATTGCTATTGTTACAGGACAACCTGCTGATGCAAATGGATTAGGTTCAACATTAAGAGTTCAAGGTCTCACTTCTGAAATTGGATGTGTAAATCCAGCTTCGGTTGTTGAAGCATCTAAGCTTGGCCTTTTATTTGAATCTAAGAAAGGACTTTATCTTCTTGATCGAGGGCTTAACGTCAGATTTATTGGAGATAGCATTCAGGAAGATATAAAAGATGAAACAATTGTGTCTGCAGGAGTCATCAAAGATCAAGAGCAAATAAGATTCTTAACTCTTTCAGGTAAACAATTTGTCTTTAATACAAGATTTCAAAGATGGTCAACATTTGAAGGTATAGGAGCAAATGCTGCTGCAATCTATAATGGTGAAATGGCTTTTGCTTCTGGTTCATCATTATTTCAACATGTATCTGGAACTTACACAGATAATGGCACAGCCTACTCGATGAAGTATCAATCTCCTTGGATTAAGCTCTCAGGTCTTGCGGGCTTTCAAAGAGTTCAAAGAGCAACATTCTTAGGAACTTTCTTAACTGATCATGTTCTTGAATTAAATGTTGAGTATGATTTTGATGAAAGCAATTCAAGGAACTATACATCGACTGAGCAGGTTTCAAATTTTG